TAAGATCCTTAGCTTTATTCCCGGCTTTTTTTAATAGAGCTTTTACCTTCTCATCATTTTTGATTTCATAACTGATCAATGCCCCGTTAGTCATCGGCCAGATCCTCTAATTTATCAGGATCGGTTCTCCAGTTAGTCTCATCCCTTTCATCGAAAGTCCGTTTATAATCTTTAGTACTCGATTGAACAGCCCCTACTTTTAAAGTAATCCCTTCGATCTGTTTCTTTCCCTCGGCAATTTGTTTAAGGATATCTTTGGCCTCTTTATACCGGTCAATCCACTTATTGGAACTCGGCATTTTACCGGAATATAATCCCCGCATAACATAATAGGCTGCAATATCCTCGGATAAAGATTTTATTATGGCCGGTACAGTCTCCAAAGCGTCAAGGGCAGCCAATAGGTCGGATGAAAAAGCTGCCCTTATTTCTGCGTCAGCCTTAATAATAGCTTTGGCCAATAATCCTTCGGGAACATTACTTGCTGCCATATTCAAATTAGTTAATACATCAGTATCTTCACAAAAAGCCATTTATTATTCCTTCTCTTTTTTTATCTTAATTGAATATTTTTCACCATTAATAATAATTATTAATTTTTCATTATCTACAATCATATTATCTAAATTACCCTCGTTAGATGTAATATTCATGAACGCTTCGAGTATCCAATTAATAAGTCTTACTTTAATAATAGGGTTATTGCTCATAATATTTTCTTGGGGAGTTTAAGGCACTCCCCAAGCCTATTAATTTTTAAGATGCAACCGTAAGTGCTTCTCCTTCGGTAGTACCATATATTTTTAAATCCGTAGAACTACTGGTAAAAGTTCCTCTAATATGAGATTTGTATAATTTACCAGCAGAACCAGCAGCCAATGTTACGTTTCCTGGGAATACTGAATTATGAGCATAAAGATGTCCACTACTCGGTATTGTTAATCCCATTGCTAAACCACAATAAGAATTTCTTAACCAATATCTGACAACCCCTGCTGTGCAAGTAAGCGTGGGTTCTTGACGTTGAACATAAGCACTAAGAATATAATAGGTCATCATATCATCCATGTCGATAGGTTTATTTTCAGCGGTATCTACTTCTAAGACGGTCGTCCCTGGAGCACCTACAAGATCGAATATATCCCTATAGCTTTCACCACGGATACCAAAAGAGAAAACATTCGTGAATGCAATACTATCAAGAACATGGATTGAACCATTCTTCCAGTAAAATCTACCGGCATTATTCACCGTTAACATGGTTTTTCCAGTATGCCCCGCGCCGGGCCCCGCATTGCTAAGCAAACAATCTTCAAATACACATTCTTTTTGTAAGAAATGTGTATTGGCATTAGCACCCAAGAAATTAATTGGGTCCCAGAAATCAATACCCTTGACATACAAATAATGCAGATGATCATTATTAGAATTACATTCAAGGGCATTACCACTTGAAGGATGTACAATCACGCTATGTGGTCCACCCATCGCCATAAGAGAAATATTATATAATGCAGTACTGTCAAGATCTATGGTTTCGACATAAGTTCCCGGGAAGATCATAATTGTATAAGCCAAAATATCAGAATTATCAGCCTTGGCAATAACTGCTTCTATTGCTTTCCCGATACTTGCGAAAGGATAACTAAAAGAGCCTTTCCCGTTGGTGTCATCCCCACCTTTGCTGACATAATAAGTATTATCAGAAACGTCATAAGTTCTTATGTCTCCTCTTCCATATACATCACCTTTAAATACGGCCTTTCTATAAAATTTATCAATTCCCATAATATTAAATCTCCTTTTCTATAATCTTTTAAGAGAGGGAGATAAAGATTTCTCCCTCTCTGTTGTTTTTCTAAGTTGATTAAGTTATACAAGCCTTCATTAAATAACTACAATCGACTGAAACTAATTTCTCATCGACTATCATTGAAGGCTCAAACCAATCACTATGTTTTACTTCTATTCGGGCCCTGCGAGTTTTATTTTTTCCAACTTTAAAGGTATAACCCAAAGAGAATTTTTTAATTCCCGGTCTTGGTTCTACATAAGCTAATATGGCATGTTTGCCCCACATATAACCATAAACCGCATTCTGTCCTTCTTTTTTGGTATTGTACCCGGCAGCTCCGATTATTACTTTATCTACTTCAAATATTGAAGCCATAAGTTCAGCGGTAACTACACCTTTTTGGACATATTTAATCCGTTCCAGAATATCGGGATGGTGTTTTAATTGGTCATAAACTTGTACACCTAATAATAATGTATTCGGATATCTGAATATCCTGCTGTGGATATCCTGCTTCCCGGTTTCAATATCACTAATAGGATCAGAGTTAGTATAATCTTCCCATTTCACGGCAATGGTAGCATGGTGAGTCATCCCTGCCCCAGTCAATAAATCGACTATTCTTTTTTCTTGAGCAAGTTCAATAATATCAGTTAAAAATTCTGTAGTATCTACTTCAAGATTTAGAGGTTTATCGGCATTGTTTTTTTCTCGATCATCTATCAAATCATTTAGAGCATGTTCCTCACACTGATAAGTCCCGGTGGTTACTTTCCAATCTACAGTCTTTGATTCAGTCTTAGGGGCTCTCAAAGTTTGAGGAATTCTAAATCTATCTGCTTTAGAATCATATTTATAATATTTATCACTTTCTTTTTTTACCGGCACAACCGGCAATAATTGCAATCCCACATATGCAGCATTGCTATATTTTTCAGAAATATTACTTAATATTGCGTCTGTATGCACATTCGCTAATTCTGGCATTTATTTTCAACTCCTTTCTTTTTAATATTAATATTTATTATGCATTGTAATACATGTGAGTTAGTAAAACTTCTACGATATCATTTTGAGCAGTAGCTGCTTCCAAATCTATTGCTCCAGCAAAATCCTTAGCAGTGGTAACCGGAGTACCAGCTCCACCAGCAATAGACTTTATAGGTACTGCTTCGTTAACTGCTGCATCCATTACTAATTTACTTGTTCCTAATACTCTTACCCTGGCAGCTTCGCCAACAGCAGGAGTATTTTGTAAAATACCAATAGACACTCCACCGGCACCGCAAACAATGGCAGTACCATCAGTATCGAGTGTAATGAAATGATATTGGGCTGCAGCAAGAGTTGCTGAACCACAAACTAAAGTTATATCTAAAGCTCCAACAGCTTGAGACATTACGATTCACATCCTTTCTTATTTTCAAATTTTTACATAACCAAAGATGACTGAAATGGTTTTATTAATTTATTATATTTCTTAAGATTTTCCTTTGCGGGTAATAACCTTAAATTTTCCAAAGCCCAACATCGTTGGAAATCATAATCCTCTGGTTTATTAAAGTTAAAAGCACTTATTGGAATAATATGGTCTATATGAAGTTCACCCCGTAAAAAATCGTTCCAACTATAATCCAATGGCATTGTCTTTAATAATCGTTTGATTAAATCATTTACTGTATAACCTACAAGGACTTCCCAGTGTTTATTGCTTTTTAATTCTTTCTCTATTTCCTTTGAAATTTTCCAGTTAAGATTAAATCTCAAATTTGTTCTATATCTATTTTTAAAATATTGAGAATTATTCTCTCTCCATCTTTTACAACATTTTTTTAATTTCTCAGGATTACGTTTTTGCCATCTTTTATTTATTTCTATTACTTTCTCAGGATTATCTTTTCGCCATTGTTTCTGTTGTTTTTTTCTTTTATCTTTATGTTCAATATAATATTGTTTATTATATTGTTTTGTATTAGACATATTGCTCCAATTCTATTATATTATTTTTTCTTAGATTCAGTTGAATCTAAAACTGCTAATACAGAATCGCGGTAAGACACATTAGGATTTTTCTCCATGTATTTCTGGACTTTCTTCTCTTCTGGAGTTAATTTTTCTTTACCCTCTTCTTCCTGTTCCTCTTCACCCTTGCTTAATTCAGCAAAAATGGAGTCAGAGAAATTAGGTTGAAGTTCGATAAATTTTTCCAGTAATTCCCGCTGTGAAAGTTTAGTCTCTTTGTCATCTACCGTAAACTTGATCTTCTTTTCATCAGAAGTGGACTCTACAAGAGCCATTAAAATATCTTTCTGTTTAGGTAGAAAACGAATGTCTTTTTCGGAGCAGTGATCATCAATAAAGGTTTTTATCTCGGCTTCTCTTTTTTCCTTAGAGATTTTGCCTAGCTTATCTTCTGCTTCTTTGGTCTTTTTCTCTTCGGCTTCAAACTTTTCTTTAAATCCCTTGGCCTCTTCCTTTTCCTTATCTGATGCTTCCTTCTCCTTCTCAATTTTCTCGTAATCTTCCACTGCGACAAATTTCTTACCTTCTACTTCAGTGATCTTAATTCCGTTTGGCATGATATATACCTTCCTTTCTTTGGATTTTTCTATAT